TACTCTTCCGTGGTATCCAAAAGTTCTGCTATTTCGCAGGCATCCCGCCCTTGTTTCAAAAGGCCAAACAGTACATCTTTTGGGATTGCGTGCCGGATATACCAGCGATCCGCTCGAACTTCGTGCCGCTCTACAATATCAAACGGCATTGTGATTGAGTAAAACCCGCCATATAAGCAATGCCCCAATTCATGGCCGATGCGAGCCTGCTCTTCCGCATAAGTATATGAGTGGGAGCTGTCCATTCCGATGTAACATCGACCACCAACTTCCGTAGACATGCTGCCCACGATCGGCAGTGGATAGCGTACAACTTCCACATGATTTTCGGCCGCAACTTTAAAAAAGTCAGCCCTTGTTCCCATTTGCATCCCGCTCCTTTATGAACCGGACAAACTGCTTAACTTCTTCATACTGGGCATCCGACACTGGTCCACCGCCAAAGAGAGCAAATTTAATATCATCATCCGTGACCCCGCTGCCCTGTGCAGTGGGGCTTTTTTGTTCTCCAATCAGATAATTCACCGACACACCAAAGTAAGCCGCCACTTTAGAAAGCGTATCGCCTGAAGGTGTTGCACCCGTATTTTTCCACTTTGTAACGGTCGAATTGCTCAATCCAATCTCTTTTGCGGCACGGCTGCAGCTTACACCCTTTTCCTGACACAACTCATTATAAAGGTCATAAAACACAATTTTCAACGCTCCTTTTTGTACAGAACGCTAAAACTAACCAAATTCAGATTTTCCCGTTGACATTCTAACCAAATTCAGATATTATAGTGTCACAGTTGAATTCGGTTAGCAAACAAAGCCCGGTATCAACTGAATGGCTCAGGCTAGAATTTGCGCTGGATAATTGTTAGCACCATCATCTTACTGCAAATTCTAACCAAAGTCAAGTTTTCGTACTGAAGGAGGTTAGAATTGTATGCCTGCACAATGGACTGGTGAACTTGTTGGAAAAATGCACAATGCTGGTGTCACTGGAAAAGAGCTTGCCGCGCAGATGGGAAAAAATCCCAAGTACGTTTCTCAGGTGCTGAATGGCCATTATGCGCCGAAAAAGTCTGAGAGCGAGTTTAATGCTGCGCTCACTGCAATCATCGAAGCAAGAAACGAAAGGGGAACATGATACCGTGAAGAAACCTTATTTGAAACTTCGCCATCTGATCGAGGACGAAGGATTTGACATTAAAGATCTTCCGGCGCTGACCGGAATTCCCCGCAGCACCTTGAACGATCTTATCAATGCACCGGAAAGTGCGGGGACGTGGCGTTGGAAGCATATTGTGTCCATCTGCCGGGTCCTGCACATCCCGCAGGACAAAATCGGGGAGTATTTCTTCCCGGCAATCGCAAAGGAGGAAAAGACCGCATGAAACCTTACACCCTTGCATCCGAGCGGGCCGCAGCGCCCACTGGATGCGCGTACATCGCACCGCTGTTTTGGAACAAGTGGTTTCGTTGGGGCGGTAGTCAGGCATCTGGCTGCTACCAGCTGGGCGGACAAATCAAGGATGAAAGCCACACCGGGCTGCAGATTTTTGCTGATGGCGAATGGCACCCGGTCCTCGGATGGGCATTGGACGACTGCAGACCCGCAGTCAATTGTCTTCAGGAGGTAGGAGCATGAATATCAGCCCGAACGCTCAGTTAAAAATCCAGCTGGGGAAGGATGGGAACCCCAAGATTTATGCCTGCGGTACAGAGATGGAACAGAAAGCCCTTTGCGCCGCTCTGATTGCCGGGATTTGCATAGATCAAAGAAATCCGGAAGCATTGCTCAGCATAGTGACTACTGCCGCAGACCTCATGGACAGAATGGAGGAATCCCCCAATGAAGATTAAATCCGGCGTATGGTACTGGCTGGCCGTGGCCAGCGGGGCCGTGGGCCTGCTGTACGGCATGGGGCTGGAGGGCAGCTTCCAGACCGGCGGCGCCGTCTCGGACGGCGCGTTCATCACGGCCATGGTGCTGATCCTGCTGGCGGGGTTCTTTGCCCGGCTGGGCTTTGCCGCCCATGACAGGGAGCGGCAGGAGCGCCGCAAAGTTCACCGGCAGCCCCGCAACACCGTGAAGAGCGGCAGGAAGGCAGGCTGAGCATGAGCGACTTCAAAACCTACACCCGTATCTGCGTGGACTGCGGCAAGGTGCTCTGCAATGTCGGACGCTCTGCCCAGCGCTGTCCCGAATGCGGCAAAAAGCACGCCAACGCTCAGAGCCTTGAATGGGATCGCCGGCGCAATGAAGAACTGCAGGCCCAGCGTCAGGGCCTTGCCGCTGAGCGCAGCAGCCTTGCCCTTCATGCCGAGGTCCGCGCCGCCGAAAAAGCCGGCCTGAGCTACGGCAAGTACATGCTGCTGAAAATGCAGGCAAACAAAAAGCCCGCCGGTGCGCCAACACCGACGAGCTGCAAGGGATGATGGAATTTGAAAGCCCCATTACCCTTGATGATATCACATCAGAAAGGATTTTGCAAATGAAAGGTATTTTAATCGAACCGGGCGCAGAGCCCGTGGTCACCACCCTGCCGGACAGCCTATGGGCCATTGAGAGCCGGCTGGGCACCCGCAGTGAGATGATCGTGCTGCCCCGCACCCCGGCGGTACTGTTCGTGGGCCGGTACGATGGCCCCATCCAGCCCGCCAGCCTGCTGAATCGGACGTACCGGGGCCGTCAGCTTTACGGGCCCATCCTCTGCTACGGCTGGAAGGGCAACAACATCCAGCCCATGAGCAAGGATGTGCAGGCCGAGATGCTGGACAGGCTCAAGGACACGGAGGTGCGGGTATGACTACCTATATCTGCAAATGCGGACGGCGAGTGAAGAAATCCACCGATGCCAGTACCACTGGCAACCGTCTGTCTGGCTATGCACCCGGCCATGAGTGCTGGGGATGCCCCTACGCCATGCCATACGGAAACTTTCAATGGGACGAAAGTGCTAAAACTGTCGCCCTGGAGACTCGGGGCTATGAGTGTCGGATGAGCAAGACTCTCACTTATGCATCAGAATTCTCTGGCTCCATCAAGGACAAATGCACCTGTCGAGTGCACAGTTTGGACTTCGACTTTTTGTCTCAGGTCTCCGCATGGATCAAAGATACTTATCCAGACAGAGAGATTTTTGGCTCGTTTTCCAAAGATATTCGTGCATCGGACTATGGATCTGACGGCCGTTACTGCCTGACTATCACCTGCGCTCAGAACCTGAAAGGTGTTGCCGCAAAAAGAGAGCTGCTTGGTCAGTTTTTTACCCCGGATGGCAGCCGCAAGGGCATGACCCCACAGCAGGAGATGGAAAAGATTCTTACCGATATCAAAAAAGCAAAGGAGGTTTTCGC